GAGTGATGGATAGGTTATTAGATATTATAAATAAGTTCAGGAAGCTTAAATTTACTGGTGAACTGCATCTGACTATTGTTTTTAACCAGGGAGGAATAAGAACAATTAAAAACTGCTCTGATAAGTAAAACATCCTGACAGAATCCAGTGAGACCTGCTTTGCAGACTGCTCACAAGGCCTGTCGAATTGAACGCATAAGAAGCGGATTCTTTATAAACCTGTTAATCAGACTGTTATAAGGCCCGTATCTCGGTTGAGGTACGGGCTTTTTTATTTATACGGCAAAAACTATGATGAAGGAATTTGAAGCTAAGAAATATGACAAACTGCTCGGTGAAGGATATGTCCAGGGGTATCTCTTTGATAACGATGAGAATATTATCGCACCCCGTAAGGCAACCAAAGCAGAGAAGGAGCTCAGGATTAAGACTATCCGGAGGCTCCTTATTGCAGGCGTTTCCCGCCCGGCTATCATTGAGTATTGCGCTCTCAGGTTCTGTCTCGCTCCGAAAAGCGTTTATAAATACTTTGCGGCTATTGATAACGAGCTCAAAGAGGAGAGCAAAAAGGACCGTGACCTTAATTACGGTCTCGCAGTAGCAAGACTGGAGCAGGCCCTCCTCAGGTGTGAAACTGAAAAGGATATGAACAACCAGGTGAAGATCCTTGCAGAGCTTAACAAGCTCCAGGGGCTTATAGTTAACAAGATCGGGGGCACCGGTGAAGACGGTGAGCTGGTAGTTGTTTTCGAGAATAAAACAAAAGGCGAAATAGAAGACGAAGAGACGGAGTAAGCGTGAATGAAAAAACTATATTTCCTGATTCTGGCGGTGTTGATTATGGCGACAGTCAAATTCACACTGATTGATCCGCATCAGTCTGCATTCGTTAATTCTAATGCCCGTTATCTGCTTAACTCCGGAGGAGTGGGCTCAGGGAAAACATATTCCCTGGTGTTGCGATCGTTAAGGCTTTGTCTTGAATTCCCTGGTATTAAAGGGCTTCTCGGGGCTCAGACTATGCCTCTCCTCAGGGACACTACTATGTCAGAGTTTGAGCACCTGGTCCCTCAGCAGCTTATCAAATCACATAATAAAGCTACAAGCACTTATATATTTAAAAACGGCAGCACTGTATTATTCAGGCCTTTTGACGATGCAAATAAATTCAAGTCTTTAAATCTGGGTTTTATCGGTATTGAAGAGATGACTGATGTTAAGCATGAGATATTCAAGATGCTCCGTACCAGGTTAAGACAGAAGGGTGTGATGCACTCTCTATTCGGGGCCACAAACCCCGGGGCTTTTACTAACTGGGTTTACAGGGAGTTTTTTGAAACACCTATTGAGGGGAGCAGGGTAGTAACATCAGTAAGCCGGGATAATCCTTTTCTTCCTGCAGCATACCTGGCAGACCTTGAATCACTTAAAATCAGCAACCCTGAGTATTATTCAAGAATGGTTGAAGGTATCTGGGGAGCTTTAGAGGGTGTTATTTACAACCTCCCTATGGCTCAAAGGGTTGAACACACAACTCTCCCTGAGACTTATGATGATACTATAGCAGGCCTTGACTTTGGATTCGATCACCCTACAGCCCTTGTTGTTGTCGGGCTTCGTGACCCGAAATATTATGTAATTGATGAGATATACAAACGGCAGATGTCAACCGCTGATATTATTACGACCGTGAAAGAGTCTCATAAGCATTATAAATTCTCGACTATCTACTGTGACGGTGCAAGGCCTGAGATTATAAGAGACCTTCAGAATGCGGGGCTTCCTGCTGTGTCTGCTGAAAAAGAGGTCTTTGAGGGGATTATGTTTGTGAAAGGCCTTGTTAATGCAGGCCGGCTTGTGGTCTCTCAGAATTGTCATTATACATTAAGAGAATTTGATTCATACATCTGGGATCAGGGGAGTACCGTCAAAGAGGTCCCGATTAAGATGAATGATGACTGCATGGATGCCTTAAGATATGCGTTTTTCACTCACTTAAGAAACAGCGTTATTGTCCCGCGTATAAGCACAACGGGTATCAGCTACAACAGACAGTACACTCCGGACTCTTCAGCTGATGCTATAAATAATCTAAGAATGAGATACAGGCACCGTGTATGAAAGAGAAAGCTGAACTCATTGCAACCAGGCAATCCGAGAAGATTAAAGACAAGCTCCCTGTATGGAAAGTGATTTATAATGCTTACACCGGAGGCAAGGCTTTTATCACTAAGGATAATCTCTTTCAGTACCGTGTAGAAGATAACCTGAGGTTCCAGAAGAGGCTTGAAAGGGCTGATTATACCAATCATACGCAGATGCTTATTGATATGCTTATCGGCTTTGTTTACGCCAATCCTCCGAAAAGAGAGATTGATGAGAAGTACGCTTATATAAAAGAATCGATATTCAAAGGGCGGTCTTTGCAGTCACTGATGAATATGGTTGCTACAAACTGTTTAAAGTCAACCGTGGGCATACTTGTAGATTCTCCTGCAGTAAGCGTTGAAACTGAAGCGCAAAGACAGGAGAACAACCTGCATCCTTATGTTGTTTATTATGCTCCAGAGCAGATTTGTGATTTTGAAGTTGATGATAACGGTGAACTTCTCTGGATTATCCTTGATAATTCGTATATCGATAAAACAGACCCATCAATCGAAGCTCAAAAGAAAAACATCAGAAGGCTCTGGACTAAAACTTATTATCAGGACGTAGAGATTATTACTAAAGACGGTAAAGATACTTATGTACTTGTCGAAGAAAACCTTCATGAACTTGATAAGATTCCTTTTGCTTTTGTAAACTGCAGGGACAATGATTCTGATTACATCTGTGACTCTCCTTTTGAGGATATAGTATTAAAATCAAGGCTTATATTTAATATTGCGTCCTGGGCTTCTGAAGTGCTGGCTTCATCTTCGTTTCAGATTCTTTTATTTCCTTATGAGACTCAGGTGGATCTTGATGCTATCACTACCACATTCGATCCTCAGTCAGGCGGCATTGCGGACCTTCCTGTTGTCCCGTTTAAGGCTACTACTCAAAGGCCCTCTTTTGAAGGTCCGGATATTGATATCGATAAGTTTATAAACATGATGAATCACCTCTCTGAGGAGATCCTCGCAAAGTTCGGGCTTAAAAAAGAATCAAAGGGTTCCTGGGAGAGCGGAGTTGCAAAGTCTATTGATTTTGAAAAAACTGAGGCGTTCTTAAAATCTTTATCTCTTCAGCTGCAGGAGTGCGAGCGCAAGATTGTAGAGTTTTGCGGGATGTATGAGCAGGCAGAAATTAAGCATGAAATAGAATACCAGTTCACATACGAGAAGGCTGATATTGATAAGCAGCTGGAACGTTTACTTAATGCTTTCGCTATACCTTCAATGGATGTTCAGGAAAAAGCATACAGGGAAACTATCAAGCTTACTTTTCCGGATGAAGACGCAGCGGAAATAGACAGGCTTGTTAAGAGTATAAATTCAGGGAAACCGGACCCTAAACCCGGCACTCAGTCCACGGACTTAAAAAAGGAAAATATTAATGAATAAACAGACTTTAGAGCAGTATTACGGAATAAGCGGAGGAATTGAACTCCAGAGATTTGCTGAAGGTGAACCTGGTAAAGAGCCTCCTCCAGGAGAACCTGGTAAAGAGCCTCCAGCAGAGGAACTTGTTGAATATTCTTACAACGGCAAATCAACAAAGCTTCCGAAAGAGCTTGTGGAAAGCATTAACAGACGGACTGCATCAGAGCTTCACACGTGGAAAGAGAAGCACAAAACTCAGCAGGACCAGATTAACGCTCTTTCTGTTCAGCTTGAAGAGATGAAGCTCTCCACGATGACAGACAAAGAGAAAGCGGAGCTTGCAGAGAAGAAGCGCAATGAAGAAATTGAGCAATATAAAAGCAAGGCTGATAGCTATTCTACAAAGTACAAGAATTACTTCATGGACACTGAGCTTTTCAGGGAAGTAAGCAACTATGATGTAATCAATTCAAAACAGGTCATTAGCTTGTTAAAAGCTGAATATAAACATGAGTTTGCTGAAACAGAAGACGGCATTGAGCTGGCCTTCTTAAGCGGCGGTTCAAAACTTACTGTCCAGGAAGCAGTTAAAAACTTCCTTCACGATCCGCAGAACTCAAACCTTATACGGTCGAACCTTATTCCGGGAGCTGGCACGAAGGCCGGAGGACAGCAGAAGAGGACAATGAGAACTACGTTCAAAAGGTCTGAGGTTGCTGATACTTCATCAGAGGCCGCTGCCGAATACAGGGCGGCTATGAAAGCGGGATTAAATCCCACTTTAACAGATTAAAACTATAAAAGGACGGTAAAACATGAAACTTTTTAAACTATCGCTTTATGGACTCATAGCACTGATTATGAATTCAGTTGTCAAGTGGTCAAACAACGGTATGGATTATCTCTTCCCGGAATTCTGGGCTCAGTCTTTTGAGGGGATTCTCCTGGGTGAGTACAACCTGCAGAACCTTGTTTCAAGGAACTTTGAAAAAACTATAGCGAATTACGGGCAGAAAATTAACGTACCTCTTGCAATGGACTTCTCTGATGCTGATTCATGGACTCCGGGCGGGACTATAACAGCTACAGGTATTACACAGACTGAAGCGGAGGTATCTCTTGATAAGTCTTATAAAAAGACTATCAACCTCACAGCAAAGGATCTCAGTCTCTCCCCGTATGATTTGATTCAGTCTTATGGTGAGCCGATGGCTAAGTCAATTCTGCTCACTACAAACAAGCTGATATACATCGAAGCTCTCAAGTCAAAGTATTTCGTAAATGCTATGGCAGGCATATCCGAGGATCTGATTGTCAGCGCAGGGACTCTTCTTTCGAACAACGAGGTCCCTCTTATCGGCAGAAAGTGCGTTGCAGGGGCTGATGTAATGGGTGCATTAAGCAAAATAGATGCATTCCAGTCAGTAAGCACATCAGGCGATGATGATGTAATGAAGGACGGCAGGGTTACAAGAAGACTCGGATTTGATTTCTACCTGAATAACGCTATCGCAAAATATACACCGGCTGACGTTGCGGGTGCTGTTAATTACGCATCCGGTTATGCTGCCGGAGCTACTTCAATGGTTGTTGACGCTTTCAATGATGATTCCAATCCCATAAGGCCTGGTGATATTTTTCACTTAGGGTCAGGAACAGATTACTACACGGTAACAGGTGTAACAACAACAGCAGACGATACAACTGCTATAACCTTCTATCCCGGGCTTAAAGAGTCAACAGTAGCGGATAACGTAGTTATAAACATTGATGCTACTCAATCTGCTCTCTGTTTTGTGCCTTCCGCTATAGCACTTGCTGCAAGAAGCTACGGCGTACTACCTGAAGGAACAGGCGTGAAGTCTTCTATTTCTGATTTCAAAGGCCTCCCGATAAGATGGAGCGTATGGCATGACGGCAACCTGGGACTCAATGTTCAGTGTGACATTCTGTTCGGCGTCAAACTCGTTCATGAGAAGAGACTTGTGAGGATTGTAGAGGACCTTTAATTAAAATGAATTGAGACCTGGCGGGGATGAAATACTCCCCGCTTAATAAAGTTTGAAGGAGTTAATTATGCCTAAGCTTATTAAAACAGTAAAAGGGAAAGAGTTTGAGATTGAGGCTGATGAAAGTCAGATTGAAACCCTTCTTAAAGACAAAAGATTCAGACTCGCTGAAGAAAATAAACCTATTGTTGCAGTAGATCTTAATGATGAAGAGGTAAAAGCAAGAATTGATGAGATCGTTTCAAAGGGCTTTTCCTTTGAATATGCAGTGAAGGTTGTATCTGAAAAATGATTAAAGATACATACAGGACACTGTTTCAGAAATATGAGGTCACTGCAAGCGACAGGAAGAGCTATGAAGCTATCATTGCAGCTGCAACCTCATTTGATGAAGTTGAACAGATTATAAATCAGTTCATGGGTGACTATGTATCTAAGATGAACAAACACCTCACTACAATGATTCAGGATATTTTAAACACAGCAATAAGCACTGAAATGCTTAACAGTGAAGTCCGGAACGCGGAGAACGTCTTTGTTTTTTCGAGCTCTGTGTATGAACGGACTCTTAAAGCTAACTATGCGATTGTTGCGGATATGGTTGCAGGCAAATGTGTGGATCTTATCCATGGAAAACCGAAAGTACAGAAGATGCTCACTGATAATCTTATAAGTCAGTTTAATACCCGTATTGAGGGAGCTATGGCTAATACCAGGGCTGATGTCCTGAACTATATCCGTAAATTGCAGAGAGAGATGATTTTAAAAAACCGCCAGCTGATGCAAATGGCTTCTCAGGGTATGTTTGAGGGAGCAATTGAGACAGAGAAAATCCTGTTCGAAAAGAACCTCTTAAAAAAGTTCCCGCAACTTGAGAAGATGCTGAAAGAAGGGAAGGTGCTTAAGTCAAGGTCGTGGGTTGATGATAAAGGTGTGGAGCGTTTCAGAACTTACACCCTCGAAGAGTACACAGAGATGAGTGTATCGGAGACCCTTAAGAACGTAGACCGGGATGCGGTTGAATATTCAGCCAAATATATGAACGAGCCTGTTGTTGAATTCTATCTAAGGGACCACAGGCATGTTGAGGACCCGAATGAGGCATGTGCTCACATAATGAATAAAAAGCTCTGGGGGATGTCTTTACTTGCGACCTCTGAATCTGCCGCAAGGGTTCTGGGAATTTGGAGCATTGACAAGGCAAGGGCTGAGCACTCACTGGAGATTGCAAGGCATTGCAGGCACTCAATAAGAAGATGCAGTGATGAAGTATTAAACAAAATCAATAAGCTGCTTAATATATCCGGGCTTACAGACCAGATTAATGAGGTGTAATGATGCTTTTAAATGAAACCAATTCGCTTATACATATATTAAGACTTCTTGATAGCCCGGAAGTATATAAGTACGAAGATATAATAACCACTTCGGGAGAAGAGCCGGATATTATAACTACAACCACAACAGCTGAAAGTCAGATGGAGGACGATATAAAGATAATCTCTGAAGAGGTTTATCTAAACAATATACTCCCAGTCGTAAGTTCCGCTTATTATCAGTCGGTACAGGCTGTTGATTTTGCTAATTATACAGTCAATCAGAAAAGGCTCTTCTTTGCTGAAGTCTATTTTATCGCAAGTAAATTTTTGATGTCCTGGGCTTTTAAAAATGAAACAGAGATGTATAAAGAGACGCTGGATCTGTCAGGCTCCAAAACAAGGGCTGTTGAAAAGTCGGGTAAGATTTACACCGCTGAACAGTACATTCAGACAGCAAAGAACTATATGGCAGAATTTGAGAGAGAATTTTATTCCGTTGACCTTGATTCTTATTACGGGCGTAACAAGCGGTCCAATATCAGCATAGGAAGATACTGATGGAACTCCGCTTTAATCCTTCATCAGGGATGCGGTCCCTGAAGAGCGCTGTCAAGTATGTCGAGGACATTGACGCGCGGGCTTCTAATATGCAGCCCTTCTTCAGGGGAATTGAATCTGATGTTATCCAGGAGATGAAGCATGAATTTGATGCTTCTAACCCGAATAAGTGGATGCCTATTTCTGATGCATGGAAAGCCGTTAAAGCGAGTGAAGGAAGGCCGTCAAACATCGGTATTTATAAAGGTGAGCTCCTGAGAGCGGCCTCTGATGATGCTATCAAAATGTATTACCCTACAGGAATGGTCTGGAGGATTGCTCCTGTATACTCTATAGGTTTTACGATCAACAGGAGAGTCGGTATTTCGGCCAGGGAGTTCTTAAGGGGTATGGGTAAAAGGATTGTGAAGACTATACTTGCGAGGGCTTTATAATGGAAGATGTTTTAAGCGGAGTTGTGACTTATTTAAAAGCCGCTGACACGTTAAACAGGTTCAGGGTTATAGATTACTCTGAGATGCTTGATGATATGATTCACTCAAACAAAACACCGTTTATTGATGTTGTAGGAACAAGGGTGTCTGAGACTCCGCTTGCTGGATTTAAACCCGCTAAAGCGAGAAGAGGGAAGTATTATATCACTCTGATTATTGTCCAGGACAAGAAGGTTCTCAGGGAAGTGTTAAAAGGATCTGAATCGATATGGGGGTTAAAAAAATATTTAACCGGTCTTATCAATGCTGATTCCACTTTCGGAGGCATTGTGCAGGGCCTTGCGTTTGATGAGAATATAGATTCAGAGATTGTCACTCTTAAAAAGGACAATAGCGTCAAGCTTGCTTTAGAGGTAAAGCTTGTTTTGTTCAAGGATATTTTTAACTAAGAATATAGGAAGGTAAAAAGATGAAACTGATTAAATTAGTATTCTCGGCATTTATATCAATGATTGCGAATTCAATCATTCTGAGAATGGCGAATGAGTACAATATTACTCCGGCAAATTTTGCAAGAAACGATGATTTTCTGTTTCTTGATGATCCGGAGATGCACATCAAGGTGCTTGGAGATCCCGCGTGGACTGAGTTTAAGCCTTTCGGTTATGCGGAACTCGAAAAGAGTTTCAGCATTGATAAAGAGTATGCGGAATTCAAAACAGGGATCCCTGAGACCCTTGTTGCCAAAACCGCTATTTCTGTCAAAAGAACTTTTGAGTGTAAACTCAAACAACTCCAGCCTGAGATTCTTGCTCTCCTGCAGCAGGCTATAATTGAGGCCGGTTCAGGCGAAAACTATGTCCACATAGGATCTGAACCGCCTACACAGCTGAACCTTGCTGTTATCCTTAAAGGGAAAACCTTAAACGGCAAGAACCTGGAGCTCCGCATCAGGAAACTTATTCCGTCCCCTGAATCTGTAAAGATTGCCCTGGGTTCTAAAGAGTACGCTTCTCTTGATTTCAAGGGTGATGTTGTTGTGGACGAAGATCCGCTTTATAACAACTTCAGCTGGAGATGTTACGGTGAGGTGAGCACAACTGCAGGCATTACATCAGCTGATGATGATATAACCGTTGCATCTGCCACGGGGATAGAGGTCGGTATGTATGCTTACGGAGCAGGAATCCCGCAGGGTGCAACTGTTTCGGGCATAAGCGGGACTACAGTTACCCTGTCGGCTAATGCTACTGCAACCGGTGCCAGTGTTGCTGTGAAGTTTGTAACAGCAGAGAACATGCTGAAAAGTGATGTTGCTTACTGGATTTGCGAAGCGGCGGCGTAAGGGGTAACTGAATGTTATTTATATCAATAGGGGTTTCAGTTCTGGCTCTCATTATATGCGTGATTACGCTCTCTGTAGTTTTTCAAAAAGATTACTCAGTGGGGCCGGTGCTCACCGGTGATGAGAGCTATGTTAAATACATACGGATTGCAGGGAATGAGTATGCTGCAACCGTGCGGTATAAAGACGTTATCAGTTTTTTAAAGAACTATAATAAAACACTCCAGAAGATGGCAAAGAAGTACGGGGCTGAAAAGAAAGTTGAATCTCTGATTGTTCCGAATAAGTTCTTTTTTAATATCGTCTGGAAGTGTTTATATAAGTCAGGCGTATGGCCTAAGCGAAGGCCTTTCAGGTCGAAAAGGCACATGGTAAGCATGATTCAGTATGAAGACCTGGAGAGTATTATATTTTTTGTTTCGCGGTTTATTTTAAACTACGAACCGGCTGGAGATAAAAAAAAACAGCAGGGAGTGAGCTGACTGTTAATGAGTTCTATTCCCGGCTCTGCGACACGGTGAATAACCAGGTTCTGAGGCTTAAGCAGATCGGCTATTCCATGAAGGAGATCCGGGAGCTCAATGTTCTCCGCGCTCTTAAACAGATTGAGAGCGACAGGTACGAGAAGATGCTCTGGCAGTGTGAAGTTCTACAGGTTTTAGGATGGGACGTTTTTAAAAAGAATACCAGGTACAAAGAGTTTTTTGACGGCTTTGAAGAGAAGCAGAGCAGAAAAGAACGGGAGAAGATTGCTCCTGTTAAGATTGCACAGCGCAACGATTTTATGGTAGGGTGAAGATGGCTGAAGAACAGAAGATATTGTTTGAGATATATCTTGAAAATAATCAGTTTAAGGTCCGTTCGAAGGAAGTCACTGACGGACTTAATAACGTTGGTGATGGAGCTCAAAAAGCGGAAGGAGCCTTTTCTAAACTCAAGAATTCGTGGGTAGCAACTACGCTTGCTGTCGGTGCTGTTGTTTTAGGTTTTAAAAAGCTTTTTGATGCCCTGGGAAATGCGGTAAAAGCAGCGTCCAAATTTCAGGAAACGCAGAATAAATTCAATGTAATATTTAAAAACAACCAAAAACAGGCTCAGGATTTTGCAAAAACTCTTGTTGAATCATACGGCCTTGCAAAAGAAGAGGCTATGTCCTTCCTTGCAGGTACTGGTGATATTCTTACAGGCCTCGGGATGCAGTCCGATAAAGCACTGGAGCTTTCAAACAGTGTTGCGCAGCTTGGTATTGACCTCGCTTCTTTCAGTAATATAGAAGGGGGTGCTGAACGCGCTATACATGCTCTCACTTCAGCACTGACAGGAGAAAGAGAAGCCTTAAAGGCTTATGGAATAGTAGTAACTGAGGAGATGGTTACTGAAGAACTCAGGAGACAGCACAAAGAGAAATTGACAGGACTTTCGCTGCAGCAGGCAAAAGCGGAGGCTACTCTTGCAATCGCATTATCTCAATCCGGTAATGCAATCGGAGACATGGAAAGAAGTTTTGATTCTTACGCTAATATTCAAAGGCGGGTTGATTCTCAATTGAATGATATGCAGTCAACAATAGGGACTGAACTTATACCTTCAATGTCGAACCTCGGGCTTGCGTTTTTATCCGCATCAAAAGACGGAAATATCCTTGCCACTGTTTTTCAGACAATCGTTAAATTGATTGGTGATGTTATTAACGGGTATGCCCTGCTTATAGCTTACCTGAATAAGTTTTCTGCCAGCCAGAAGAGTGATTTAGGTACCCAGAAAGCTTATATGTATTTATACAAGGAACAACAGCAGAAAATTAAAGAGATCTACGGCAGTTATGAAAACCTGGAGAAGATGGCTAAACAGGGAAACAATGAAGCGCAGAGTCTTTTGAGTCTGCATTTAAAAACCAAAGATGAAGCGCGAAAACTCACAAAGAATAATCTTGAAGCTCTTAACAAAGAAGCTGACGCCAACGATACAATCCTTAAAATCAAAAACAATATGGCTAACGCTGAACAGGTTATCAACCAGGCCATTAAAGACCGTGAAAAAGAAAAGGGAAATGAAGATAAGCCGGGAGCTCCGAAAAGCGACACAAAGCAAAAACAGGCTGATGTTGCCGCTTACTATGAAGCAATAAACCAGAATGAAAGAGCTGTAGCCGCTACATTAAAGCAGAACAAAGAAAAAGACCTGGCTAATGCAAAGCTGATGTACAGCCAGAAACTTATAGATAAACAGCAGTATGAACAGGCTGTATCAACTATTGAAGATACATACAGACAACAGAAACTTCAGGCCGAAACTGAATATCATCAGCAGTCGGTTATCGCAAATGCAACGGCCTGGCAGGCGAAACAGCAGTCACAGCTTGCTTACTGGAGGGCTTCATTCGGCTTTGAAAGCAAGGCTTTTCAGGGCTCTATGATGATTGCACAGGCCGGCATGACTTTAATGAACAGCAAAAACAAGGCATTATTCAGGGTAGGACAGGCCGCCACTGTTGCAAATATTATAATGTCAACTGCAGAAGCAATTATGAAGGGATTTAGCTATGGACCTGCGATTGGTATTCCTTATAGTATTTTAGTTGGAACCGCAGCTGGTGTTCAGACAGCTAACACTCTTGGACAGAAACCTCCCGGGGATGCAAAAATTAAAATGCCTACATTGAATATGCCTTCATTCGCTGTTGGTGCCTGGCAGGTCCCTTCTGATATGGTTGCGCAGATTCACAAAGATGAAATGATTATCCCTAAAACTTTTGCAGACTCAGTTAGGTCTGAAACTTCAGGATCTGCTGCAGGGAATATATATATAACAGTACAGGGCTCTGTTGTTGATACTCACGGCCTCCTTGAAGTAGTGGACGATGCACAGGAGAGAAGAGCAAGGCTCATGGGTGCTAAGAAATATACAATGAAATCGGCGTATTAAAAAGGTGAACTGATGATTCTTGATAATATCTTTGAAGATAACGCTATAAAGTTTGAACACTCTGAGGTAATTAACTCCTACGGAGAAGATCAGAATATAGTCGGTTCGTCTGCTGACGCCTTGCGGACTCTATCTTTTACGCCTTCAAATTCAAATTCGGTATTTGTATCAAAACTCGGTAATGATGATACCGGGAACGGAACGAGTGCAAATCCTTATATGACAATCCAGAAAGCAATTGATGAGTGTACATCTTCACGGCCTCATGCAGTTATAGCTGATTCAGGTATTTATTATGAACAGATTATAATCAGAGGGAACTGTGACGGAGTATATGCCGCCGAAGGTTTTGAGCCCCGGCTTTCGCTTCCGCAAAGTCTCACCAGGGGAGATAAAATACTATTATCTGCAGTTGAAGCTCAGGTATTAGATCTTGGTAGTCCTTTGTCGAGTCCTTATAATACAGCTTATTCGCATTTTGATTCCGTTCATAATACTCCTCATTTGGCAGAGGACGGTAATTTTATAATTGTTTATATGAGATGGAGGAATGAAGGCAGTACATACTATTATGAAATAAGACTTAGAAAATACAACAGTACATTCACGAATATTATAAGTGACGTTCAGGTAACAAGTGGGAGCGGTGCAAATAATTTAACCATGGTGTATCATGTTATAACAAAAGATTATTTTGTTATGAGATATAGATTCGGAACGGCCTCAAACACTCTGCTTATATTCGATAAAAACGATGGAACTATCAAACTTAATAGTTCAAACTCGGGAGCCGTTTATGCACCTCAAAGACATGTGGAGTACATCAAAAATAATATCTGGATAGTACACGATGAATATGGTTCGGTTACACGATACGCTTATGTTTATGATGGTTATACTTTAAAAAATCAAATAAGTGGCAGATACAGCAGCAGGACATTGGGGTTTGATTCTGACTATATATTTATCAGAACGCTGGATAATGGTGACCGGGACGGTAATGTTTATCGGATTAAAATATCAGATTTTACTTATGTTTCAAATACTTTTGCAAGTCTACAAACAATAAACACGAATTTAGGGGTTTATTCACAGGTTTTTAAAGATGCTACTATAGATCATTACTTATAAAAGCAGCATGGCTTATTTGTTTGAATTAAATGATATAATAAATCCTACTGCTATATATTCAGTGATTAATAATGCATTCCTTCCTTATATAAACCTTGCTGAAGGTTATAGTATTGATCCGGGGATTATTGCAGGTAATTATTTTTATACTTATCAGAACAAAGTTAATAATTTTGAATCTTTATATTTATATGACACCAGCAAGGTCGCTTATCTCGACACCTCAAAAATAAAAACCGATTTCGGCCAGGCATTATTTAACCTGACTTATTTGCAGAGTGTGTCTCGAATATCCGGTGATGATTTTGTTTATATGCTGTCAGACTGGAGAATCAGGAGAAAAACTTTTGACGGCAGTAATCCCGGTGTTAACGGCAGTTATTTAATTAATCTTGAATGTGATACAAGATTTATCTATGTAGGGAATAATAAACTGCTTGTTATAAGCAGTTATTCAACGGGACGTAAAATATATTTGAAAGATTTAAGTGATACTGATACGAGCAGTTACGGAACTCTGTTTTTTGATACGCCTTCAACTTCATGTTATGTAATCTCTGTTGCTTATATCCCCGATACCGATGATGCTATATTCTGTTATTATAACGGCTCAACTTATCAGCTGTACAGAAAATCTGTAACAGATACAGATACTTCAAATATAGGCACTGCAATTACAACCGGCGACTGTTACAGCGTAATGTATATTGGAAACAGCAGAATTTTATTCAGATCAAGAAGTAATTAT